CCTGTAGCAACAATTCACTTATCTCTGAAATAGAGTCTAAGCAAACTGTATCATATTGCAACCTACCAGATCGTAGAGCTTCATAAACCTCTACTACCTCAGCTGCATTCTTCACTTCAATTGCTTCAACGTTCTTTGCATCTCTAATTGAAAGCAAACCAGCTTCAGCGCTTATAACCAACACCTTACCTGGTGCTGTTTGTGATAAATACGTTTTTCCTGCTCCTGCCATTCCATACACAAGGATTTTTGCGCCTTGATGTTGGACGGCATTTTCAGGAGAAACGATCCTACTTGTTATATCATTTTCCATTTCTAACCTCTCTTCTTAAAATTTATAACTTGAAAAGTATATATCATATTGATACCATGTGTAAATCATTTTTTTTAAGGAGAGTAAAAAATGCAACAACAAGATAACAATAGGGTGTGGTTGGCAAACTACTACCACCGCCAAAGAGCCCTAGCTATACAACAATTAAAGGGGTTAGAAAGTATGGGTGTTAAACCAAAATATAAAGACAAAAAAGTAAAAGAGTATTCTTTTATAGACTATATAAGTTTTTTAGGAGATCGTAAGGCGGCAGAAGATTGGGATGTATCCATTCATACTGTGAGATCCTGGCGTTATGGTAATAGACAGCCGTCAATCAGACAGGCAAAAGAAATCATAAAAGCTACGGAGGGCAGATTAAATTTTGAATCTTTCTACGGTTCAGTTGACGATATTGTAAAAGTAGAAGAGTAAGATGTTTAATCTTAATCTGTCTGAGGATGAGTCAGCCTTAGATATAGCGCTTGCCTATTATGACGAGGGCTATAACGTTGTCCCATTACAAAGATCAAACAAAAAACCGCCAAGCTTTCTAAAAGGCTGGGAGCAGTACAAAACTTCTAGGCCAGACAGAAAAACTGTTGAGCAGTGGTTTACTGGCAGAGACAATCTAGTTGTTGCATTAGTCTGCGGTAAATTTGTCGTAGTTGACGCTGACTCACCAGAAGCTATGGACTGGGTAGAGAACAATCTACCGACATGTCCATTTAAAGTAAGAACCGGAAAGGGCATGCATTATTATTATAATAACCCTCAAGCATATACAACTTTTGCCACCAGACGAACAAACGAGACCCCTATTGAGCGTTTGATTGATATAAGGGGCGAAGGTGGTCTTATTATTGCAGCGTACAACAGACACGCTAACGGGCAGTTATATCAACCGCTTAGATTAGATGGTTGGGATGTATTTGATCATAACGATTTACCAGACTTTACATCTGTAGAGTTTGAAAAGATTACAGGTGTACCCAAAGTTGATTCAACTGCTAGAACCGCACCTTTTGCTTTGGAGGGTGTCAAAGAAGGATCACGTAATGATGGTGCCGCAAGAATAGCAGGTTACCTTATATCCAAAGATGTCAATATAGAGTTTTGTAAAACTTTCCTCCAAAGCTGGAATCTTAATAACAATCCACCCTTACCCCAAGCAGAAGTAGATAGTGTTGTAGATAATGTTAAGAAAACTCACGATAGAAAAAATCAGATTGCACCTTTGTTCGTGCAAACCAAAGAAGATGTAAAACCGCCAAAAGATCTATTTAATCCACCAGGACTGCTCAAAGACATGTATGACTTTTGTGAAGATATAGCACAAATATCACAACCAGAGTTATCTATAGTAGCGGCTCTAGCCCTAGCTAGTGTTACGTGTGGCAGATTATATAAGACTGAGATGAATAACTTTTCTTCACTTTATTTTATGTGTATTGCAAAATCTGGACAGGGTAAAGAGAATATTAAAACCTTTGTAGAATCTGTATTAGGTGAATCACTCCACGACAAGTTGGTGGTCGGGGATGGGTATACATCATCTGGTGCAGTTCATTCCGTTTTGAAAATGCGACCAACACAAATAACTATTATGGATGAGTTTGGTAAAAGATTAGAAAACATAAGCCAATCCGGCAATAGCAACAGAGAGGACGGTATTCAAACTTTGATGGAATCTTGGGGTAGATGCCACGGTACGTTAAGACCAGATAACTATTCGCTTATGAATGTGCAAGAAGAATACAAAGAAAAGGTTATGAACAGAGTCACTTATAAACCTGCCATAACTTTAGTTGGGTTATCAGTCCCAAAAAACTTTTACAAAGCCCTTAACGGAGGACGTATTGCAGATGGTTTTCTCAATAGGTTTATGGTAATAGAATCCAAAGAGCCAAGACGCATTAGCAGTCTAAAGAAACACAAAAAACCACCATTACAAATAATCAACTGGGTAAACTACATAAGAAGAGATAGAGGGCAGTTAAGCGAAGCCACTATGAACAACTCTCAGTTTGATATAGACCAAACAGTCTTGCGCTTTGATAGTGAGTCAGAGCAACTGTTGCAAGAGTTTGCGCAAGAGATAGTAAAAAGACAAGACGTTTTAGAGAGAGATAATTTAGAACCACTACTAAGTAGATCAAAGGAAAAAGCTATGCGGTTATCATTAATATGTGCTTTGTCCTCCAACGCTGACTGTAAGACTATTACAGCAGATATAACTAAATGGGCAATTGACTATGTGCGATATTACGATTTGCTCTTTATAGAAGCATGTAGAGACCGTGTAGCTAGTTCCGCTACAGAAGCAAAGATTAAACAAGTATTGTCCTATATACGATCTAGAGGGGGTGAGGGCATATCTAAGCGTGAAGTAGATAGGCATGAGTTGTTTAGAAGTATGAAGTCGCATGAGGTAAAGGAAATAATAGAACGTCTGAAAAATGCAGGCGAGATACAAGAAATGGATATTAAAGTTGGAGGTAAAGGTAGACCAGCAAAAAGGTTTGTTGCTGTTGATCCTACTTTCTTTGAGGAGTAATTATGTTTAAGACACCAAGTTTTGAAACGATACACGATCAAAAAAGAGAAGAGCGTGTAGCAGGATTTTTAGAAGGTTTGTGGGGGGTATGTTGCCACAAATTACCGGTCAGTTATGGCCTTGATTATTGGATAGAGTCAAAAGATGTCTCGTACTGGTGTGAAGTAAAATGTCGAACGTTCCCAAGTACGAAGTATGACACTTTTATTCTATCTGCTAATAAGTTACGGAGGGGAGCTTCTTTTGCTGTAGCAACAGGAGTGCCGTTCATAACCGTATATGCCATGACTGACGGTATCTTTATGCACAAATGGATGCCAGATTTTGTTTATGATGTGCGTATGAATGAGATGGAAGAGCCTATATATGATGAGGATTGTGAGCCGTATATACATATACCGGTAGAATATCTAACGTGCCTTAGCGATAAGCCGTTAGGTATGGATAGAGATGAAATTGGTATTATATAATTGGTCTGCGGAATAGATCTTCAGCAAACTGTCTACGAGCTTCTACATCTTCAGGAAATATATTTTGGGGTCTTGGCACACTTCTTACTTCTGGCAGCTCTACTTGAGTTTGTGCAGGTGGTCTACGTATTTGTTCAATACTCTTTTGCGCTTCTTGGAAACTAGGATCAGATAATATTTGATCTACTAATGGGCTGGTTTTTTCTAAAGCAGCTTTTGTTCCGGTATCCAGTCCACGAGCTGATGCCTGTAATACACCAACTCCAAATGCATCTAATAGTTCTCTTATTGAGCCTTTATCTGTTTTAGTAAACAATTTAATTGTATAAGGATTTGATAATAAAAATCTACCTACATATAATCCAGCTAAAGTAGGTAACGCTGCCATGGGGGCAAATAAAATACTTGCACCAATACCAGCTGCTACAATTCCACCAGCTCCTGCACCCCTTCCAACCTCACCTTTAGTAGCTATATCGATTGTGTTTGCAAGCTGTTTTAAGCTTTGTGTAGTTTCTTTACCGAACATAGCTTCTAAGGTTTCATCACCATATTTAGTTAATGCATTTTGCAAATTTCCAGGCTTAAATACATCTGTGACATTTCCATTACCGTTAAATCCAAAATCTATTGAATCTTCAAGGAATCTTACAAAACTAGCATCTTTTAATTCTTGGAAAGTTGCTTCATCTAAAATATTTTTTAATTCTTCTATGTTGTTTGCATTACGAGGTCGGAAAACTGTGAGCACAATATCATCAACCGGTCTTTCTGATAATCTAGATAAATTTATGTTTCTTTCAAATCTTTCTAATTTTAGTGCTTCATCACTTTGTCTTTTCAAACCATCTATAAATGCTCGGCCTTGAGCACTACCGCCTAAAACTGAGGTGTCGGTAAATTGTTGTATAAGTTCTTTGACGCCACTAACCTTTAGCCTTGGATCTAGTTTTCTAAGATCTGCTACGGTTTGCCTAAATAAATTAGCAGTACTATCTCCTGCCATATCTGAAAATAATACATCTAATTTACCAGGATGTGTTCTTTCAAAATTTTGTAAAGTTTTAGCAAAGTGTGCAAAATTTATCTCACCTGGCCTGCTTCTAACATCTGTTGCCTCTCGAAAAGCGTCATAAAACAATCTCTTTTTAATTTGTGATTTAGCTCTTGATGATGTTATCGCCTCACTTCCTCTATCAGTCTCTCTTAAATAATCATCATATTCATCTAGTGCTTTGAACAAATCTTCAAAATCAGCTCTAGAGCCTTTGTATACTAATTTTTCTAAAACCTGATCAGCATCAAATGCACCTGTTTTTCTTGCATCTGCTGCAATTTTTTTAATAATAATATTGTCAAAAGGTGACATAAGTTCAACATTTAACCTGTTAGCATCACGTAATTTTTTAAGTGCTGCATTAATTAAATTTGCATCACTAGAGGATAAATCAATGCCATCATCAGCGGCTTGCAGTATCATATCTCTTGTACCAGTTTTTTCTAATTGAGTTAAAATACTGTCACTACCGCCAATATCAGAGTCATCAAACTTACGCAACACCGCTGCAAGTTTACGGTTCTTAAACTGCGGATCAATAGAGTTTGTGTTTTTATTTATTTCTGAAATAACATTTCTGATTTGTGTAATATTTACCTGATCTCTACTGGATTTTACTTGTAAATCATCTAAAAGATCGTCTAATCTGGTTATAAAAGAAGCATCTATATCCTCCTCTGGAACACCTAATTTCCAAGCAGGGTTGTCGTCTTTATATTTTTTTATTATATCTTTGGCTTCGTCTACTTTTTTAAAAACAACATTATTAATAACTTTTGCGACAGGTTCATTTGCATCTTTCAAACCTTTAAATATGGCATCAACTGCCTCATATTCATCACCTCTTCTTTTTATTGCTAGTTTCTCAGCCTCAAATAATGTGTCTTTGAAAAGTTGACCAAACTCTCTTGTGCCTAAAGCACCTTTATCACCTCTATATGGCCCAGTTTTGAATAAAGCATCAGACATATTATCTACAAGATTTACTAACTCTTTGGATGCTTGGTATTCAGTATCTCTCAACCCTTTTGCAAATATCTCGATACTTTCATCAAGATCAGCTTTAACACCAGCATCTACTATGGACGATAAATCAGCTGTTTCTTTATTAAGCATATTGCCTATTTTTTTTGTTTCAGTCATTAAATAATCGATATTTGGTTGTTGTCTAACACTAGGAATGACTGCCTCTTGCACTTGTTGAAATCTTGCAGGTATCATTCTGCCTTGCGCTGCTTGTGATGCTAAAAAAGCTCGTGAAAAACCAGTAAAAACTTTACCTTCTTTGATAGCTTTTTTTATTTCTGCTTCAGTTGCTTCTCTACCCAAATCTATATCTAATTTTTTGACATCATCTACGGATCTCTTTTGTGCCATCTGATATAAAAGACGTAAATTTGAAGTGGGTTCTTTTGCTCCAACAACTGATCGTATTCCTAGCCCCAAACCTTCTCCTATAGCTTGTCCTGCTAAACCTATAGTAAATTCTCTTCCAGCAAGCTTAGCTATATCGTTAGCCTCTTGTAATTGAAATCCTTGCACATAATCAGCGGCTTCTTCAGTTAATTTACCACCAGCTG